AGTCGAAGTCACCGTTGATTCTGTTGGACATTGTATGGTTTGTGGACTGCTAAACTTTACCCTCCGCTTACCTTAGATCGATTCGTACTTGCCTGAAACATCCTGCAGCATTTTTCCGTTACCTTGGAGGTTCTCTCGGTATTTTTTGATCTCGGACTGGACATCGGCGCGGAACTTTCCTTCCTCGATAAGCTTTCTCTTGCGTTCTTCCTGGGTCTCTTCAGACTTTTCAATAAGTCGTCCATCTGCGGTAACTTCAAGGTCGCTTTGTAGCTTCGCCGGGGCAACAGGATTCGGATTCACCTCAAGAGTTAAACGATCAAGCAACTTATCGAAGTGGTCTCGAAGTGAGCGGCGACAGATAGCGTTGGCGGATATGTCCATCGGACCGCAAGGTACGCGGTACAGCTTCTCAATTTTGTCTTTGGTCTTTAGCACAGTTAGGCTCCATTACGGGGCTTTTCTACCCATTCCTTGTCGTAGTCGGCGTAATGCCGGCCTTTTTGCTTTTCCTTGAGTGGCTTTGCCGATGCTTTGTTCGACTCTCTCATACCAAGAATCAAGGTGTCTCGCATTGCTCGGAGTTGCTCGCGAGGGATTGTGCACAGGTTGCTGTCGCGATACGAACGAAACTTGTGTGCAACATCTGAGGGGTCGTCACACTGCAAGAAGACGGACCATACCCCGTAGGATTGAGGGTGGCTGAGGGAGCCAGGTGGCAGGCTTTGTTCTAAGGCCAAGCGGTCGGGGCGAGGGAAGCGAGTGTCTCTCCTCATGGTTTTGCCTCAGGGCTGGGCTTTGGCGGGGCACAAATCACGGTGCTATTGTTTTGCTGGCTATGATGAATTTTACCCTCAACCTGCCCCGAAAAAAGAGGGGCCTTTCGGCCCCTTGTCTCAGTCGTGTTACCTAGCTAAGGTACGAATTACTAAGCCTCGTAAGCCTCCAGGATTTCCGCTATAATCCCATTTCTTACAATATCTTCCCTTTCAAACTTAACTCTCCCTACACCCCGAATGGAGGAAAGTCGATGGTAGCAGTCTAAGAGTCCGTTTTCAGGTTTAAACACATCGAGGTCAATTTGTCTAGTGTCCCCTGTAATGATAACTTTTGAATCTTTTCCAACCCTACTAATGACGGTTTTGACGTTTTCGGGCATAGAGTTCTGAGCCTCATCAAAAAGAATCAGACACTCATTTAGCGATCTTCCCCGTAAGTCCTCTAGAAGAGTGGGCTCTACAATTTTCTTATCAACCAAGTAGTCAGCAGCCCCCCTACTCTTAGTCATTACAACCAAATTGTCGTATACTGGCCCAACAAGAGGTTTCATCTTTTCCTCAAGCGTTCCAGGCAAGGCACCCCTACTTCTTTGATGAGAGCATCCTACATCACTTCGAATGTAGTAAACTTTCTGTATATTACCCTTTGAAATCTCAGTCAAACCCCACCAAAGAGCCACAAGAGTTTTTCCAACTCCGGAGGGTCCAATAGCTATGGTGACTGTATTTTTGTTTAAGGAAGTCCAAAGATCTTCTTGGCGGTCAGACTTTGAGTAGAAGGGTATGACATCCATACCCCTGCCGTAGGAACGTTCGACCGTTTGAGCTGTTTCAGCGCGACGTGACTTGCGCTTGTCTCGACTTTTCAACATGGTATAAGAGGATTTGACAACAGTGGATAGCGTGTATTCTTCGTTGATAACCAGGACTACATAATCCTTCTCCCTCTTCGAAACGTTTGGTAGAGTTTATTGTGAAAGGGAAACCCTACGAGTGACTTTACCCGCTGGCCCCCCTTTTTTTTGACTGAAGAGTGGCGTTCAACTCACTCGTGAACCCTTTCTACGAATAGATCAAAACCGTCGGCCCCGCCACACCACCGAGAGTAGGAGTCTTCTGGGATCACATACTGGGGTCTTTTCTTAGCTTGGTCAAGGTACCTGTCTGAGGCAGGGTCTGTAATGAGACAACGAGTCCCGTGCAGCTCCTGCATTATTGCAGTGTTTTTATCCGTTGGTGAAATAGCCATTTTAACTGTTGAGAAACAACAGCAACTTTTTGTGCGGTTGCGAATCGCAATCTACACCGGAATTAAACAGAAGGTGGAAGCAGTTCCATGAAGCTAACCAAAATAGCATCCATTATATCTGAGTACGATCCAATGCACTCCCAACTTTTAAACAACACGTTGTGTATATATGGGTTGGATGCTACTTTCCCCGACTTTACCATTAGATTGGTCGCAAGTTCCTTAGCCACCACTCTCTCCTTGCTCACTCGAACAGGTAAACCTAGCTTCTCTAGGTGCTGTCTCCAGTGCTCACTCACCATGGACGACTCGATAACAACTTCTGTAACACCGTAGGCTTTAGCGGCTAGAGAAACAATTACGCCAACAGTCTCCAAGTTCCAATTCGCCTGGTACGCGTCGAGAACGTACACACAGTCCTTTTCCTTCGTGGATCCAGCCACACAAATCCCAGTCATATCCGCGTTGCCTGGCGAGCAAGAGGGGTCAATAGAGATAATGACCTTATCTAGAGGGGGTACCTCGGAGCAGACTCCGAACCCAGTGGAGAGCACCCCTTTGTACAACCACGAGAACTTTACATCCCCCATTGTTTTCCGCAAGTCCTGTAGATTCTTTGGGCTAAATGTGGTGTTAGCATCATTGATGCTCTGTCCAGGTTTCCTGCCGAGGATGTCAGCCTTGGCTTCTTCTTCGCTCTCAATGATGGCGGACAAGTTAATGTGAACGGCTCCTTTCGGATTTGAGACTGGGTCAAAGACTCCGTACTTTTCCAGAAAGTAGCTGAAAATGTCTCCCTCGCCTAATCGAGACCCGAGAACGACTGTGGCACTCTTGCCTACGCAATGGTCTTCTATTTCGCGTATCTGTTTCTTGTTGACACTTCCGTCCGACACGCCGTTGTGGCAGTCATCGATTAGCCATACGCCTGGCGTTTCGTATAAGCTACCGTAATAGCCCCGCAACACATACCCCCCAAAGGAGACTGGTAAAACATGAAACGATGCAAGCGGGGGAACCACAGAGGAGTACGTCCGGAACGGGGAGGACTGAACCATATGCTTAGTCTTGTGAACTACCGACGCGGCAAGATCCTGTGTGTACGAGGTTACAAAGTGGCTAGCCATGGGGTCTTTGCTAAGCAGCCAGGACAGCAAGTGAACCCCTAGAGTGGTTTTCCCTGTGCGCGGTGGCATCGACACGAGGAGAACCGGGTACCTTCCCTCGGCAATATCCTCAAATGCGGAACCCACCACTTCGTACGCCTTTGCGTCGAGCGGCGCACTTTCGAGTGAGAAGCCTCCTGCATCGGAAACAAGATCGCAGAAAGCAAGAAAGCTACTTTTCGCACTTTCCTTGGCGAACGCTTCTCGAGGTAACCCTTCAAGTTTCAGCTCAAGGAGTTTTCTTTGGTAGCTCCTCCAGCTTGAGTGCTCCGCTAATTGGGAAGCGTGCGTTAATTTTTGGTGTTTAAGTGACATCCTGTGGTTGTGTTTGTGTTGTCTTGTATAGAGTTAATTAAAAAGGTCGTAGCCGGATCCACTTCGAAGACCCCGGCTGCGGCCACCTCGGAAAATACCCCTATCAGGTACCTCGGCAGACTGAGGATCAGGGTCGTTGAAGCCCATACTGCGGGGAGCTCTTCGGCCCCCGACCGAAACACTTCGCTCTTCGAAAAGCCCACCGTAAGAGTGACCATCCCGAAACATTGGTCTGCGTAGGGCACCAGCCCATTTTCGACTCTGAATGATCGAGTCTTGTATACCCCGGTCAACGGAGTCAATTTTGAGCGAGTAATAAGTTAGCGCCCATACCATGGCGTCAGTACTATCGTCGTGTCGAACGTACGGGAAAGACGTTAGTTCTTTTATGAAAGCATCGGTCCATAGGCCCCGCACCAGTATAACGCGGTGGTTTTCGAGTAAAGGGCAGACTGCCTGGAGGCGAGTCGTTTTTGACTTCAGCGGCCTCATTTCCTCGATAGGTATCTTAGCCTCTCGCTTCAGCATTTGAATGAGGGAGTGCCCTGATGCAGCTTTCTCAATGCATAGAACTTTTGCGCTGTACAAAGCGTAATGCTGCTTTACCGATTCAATTAAGTCGGGAAAACCCCACTTTCCTTTAACAATCTCACGAATGTATACAACGTCGGGGTTACGTGTGTTTACACCAGCGACGCATATTGCGCTCTCATCAGCTTTCTCTCGCTCGGAGAAAGCGCAGTCAACTCCAAACCATACAACGTCCAAGGGGGGGCAGTCTTTCTCCTCTATAACCTTAACCCAGCTACTCTTTACAATCTGCCCCTCAGCCGATACAGGAACCCCTTGGTAAAGAGCTGCGAACTTAAAGCTACCCATTATCTTTTTCTGGGACTCAAGCATCGGAACAGAGAAAGCGGGGTTGTCGGGCCAGTGGCTCTCTCCCATCTCTCTCCCCAAGGGGTCATTATCGGGGTCCTCACAGAGCCCTGCAATGTTTATCCACCTCCATCCGAAATCCCCGTCATCAGCTACCCAGTCTACTCCGTTCCCGTCTAGGTCTAGAAAACCGTCCCCGTCCATTAAGACCCCGTGAAGGTCTTTTTCGTGGAAGCGAGTCGCGATCACCATTTGGCAAAAGTGGTTGGTTCTTCGGGTAGACGCCTGCTCCTGCCACCATGACTCAAGGTTGTCTAGCGCCTGCTTCGAGTCCGATGATTTTAAAGGGTCGTCTATCACCATTGCCCCCACGCCAGGGCTCTCCATGTCCGTTGTACCCGCTGTAAAGCCAGTTAGGACTCCACCCACAGACGTTGCAAGGATGTACCCCCCGCCAATCATATCGTATTTCGAGTCCGGGCTGAACCCCATCCACTCGGGGAATATTCTTTTAAACTCCTTTGACTTCAGCATCTGGACAGTTTCCCTGTGGAACTTGAAAGACAGCGAAGCTCCGTAAGAAGCTATAACATGCTGTGTCTTTTGGTCCCTGCCCAGCAACCATGCCAAGAACATAGTCGCCAGCATCGACTTCCCTGAGCGAGGGGGGCAAGAAACGATTAGTCTCTTGTACCTCCTATTTGCCAGGTCCTCAAAGCCAGATCCTATAATCTCGTGAAACTCGGACACGTTAAGGTTGCCTGCCTTCATTATATCGCAGAAGGCAAGAAAGCATTCTCGAGCAGCCTGATAGCGGTACTCAGAAACCACCGAGCGCGGTGCCTCAAGAAGGACGAGCTCCCTTAAGCCCCTTTGGTAGTCTCGCCAAGACGAGTACTCGTCAAGTTGAGACACGTGCGTTATTACGGGTCGGTTATAGCTCATTCTTTTTGACTTTTAGGCTTTAGCTTGTTTAGTAACTTTTCAACGGTCGGTCCGTACTCTTTGGCTAGATCTTGTTCCCCCTTACTCTCTGTTTCGGTCAAACTCACAATATCCGACACAATCTCGCGGTGCGCTTTCACAGCCGAGTTAAACACAGTCACAAGATCTCGAGTGCTGCACTCCTCCAAGTGGTCTTGAAGTAGCTCAAGAGCGTCTTCAGCAACCTGCAATGCTGCTGCGGCAAGGGTCTCTTTCTGCCTCAGGATTTTGTCGTTCGAAGTTGTTGTCATAGTGTTTTTCTGCATCGTGAGCACCCGGTGTTTGAAGTGGGATAACTCCGGAAGTTTTGCAATTGTTTAAGGATGGCCTGCGCCAAGGCCGAATTGTTGGACTTAACAGCAACGTCGTACTGTGCCCAGAGTTGTGCGGGAGTTGCCATACTTAACAGAGACTTGGGGGATTTGGCCCACCCTCACAAGGAATGCAGCCGAGTTTCCACAAGGAATTAATCGACGCAAGCTCGAAGGAATCTTGTATCAACCAACCTTTACCCTGCGGAGACTGGGCTACAAAGTAGAACCGTCCCTGCGGTGTTTGAATAAACGTGTCGGGTTTCACCCCGACGAGTGTTCCGCCCATCAAAGTTTGCGTCTTGCCGTTCGGATCTAGGGGGTCTGAGTACAGGGTTCGGTTCGCCCCTCTCACAATTGCGAACTCCCCGTAGGTGAGTCCCGACGACCACGACGCATCCTTCACACTTAGCGGGTCTATTCCCCCCTTGGCTGCGCCAGAAACCGTATTCCTCCAAAGATCCACAGCGTAACGAGCAAGCTTTTTCCCGGAGTTAACGTAGAAAACTTCCTTTATGGGCTGCTTTGTTGTGGCGTTCCAAATTGTTACAACCAAGCGACCGTCCGCCGTGAAATTCTTATTACTTAGCAAGTAGATCGGCTGATTTAAAGGATCTTCGAGGAATACTTCGCTCGGGCTGCGTACATAGACCCAATCCCCTGACTGCGTGAGTTCTTCACTCCACTGAACTCCGAGTGCGTCCGTGAACGCTGCCTCTAGGGGGTTAGTCTCAGGGTACCATGGCACATAAATACACCCCGTTGCTTCATCGAGAACACCGGCTAAGGGTAAAGAAGTCAGGACATTTCGAGTGGGGAAAATTTGGCGGCAGTCACCACGTTGAACACAGGGGTCGAGTGCGATATACGGCAGGGTTTCCTCGATAGTTACGGACCAGTTTTGAGTGTAGGTGTACTGGGACTCCGGGCTTAAGCCTGTGAACTGGGACGTAGAGCATCGAAAAGGTTCCAAAACTTGCACGTAAGCACCCGAAGGGGCACTCCCCGATAGTGTGATCTTTGCGCCCATGAGGAGTTGCGTGGCAAAGTCGTGTCCGGAACTCGTCAGGTAGTTTTGGCACGAAAAGTTAAGCTCAAAATTGAGAGTGTCTTCGTATATGAAAGGCACTCGGTTCTTAACATTGCTTGTTGAGCTTTCGTAGCGCACAACAATGTTGTTCGTCTGAGTTACAACGCCCTCATTCTCAACCGCGTCAGCCAAACGCAATACATTAACCCCAATTGGTATGAGGGGGGATGCAATAAGAGAGTCGCAGAGGAATTGCTCTATTTTCGTTATTGTATTCAGTTCCATTTAGGTTAGGACTTAAGGGTAGATCGTATCAGAGCCGTTAACGCGATAGCCGCCTGCGTCGTTCGGCTCTGTAATTTGTGGAGTCCCACCTAAGTCTTCGTAGTTTCGTGCTGAGATCCAGTTAGTTTCAGAGTTGTTTTGCCCCGTTGCCCCGAAACCAGCACGAAAGTCCGGAGCCTGATCCCCCGCCATGTCTGTATTCCACCCTCCGAAACCTTTTCCCGAAACCCCGTTGTACCGCTGCGGGACACGCCAGGAGCGCATGATTCCTGCCTTGGTGTCAATAGCTGAGTCACCGTGGCCCGCACGAACCGAAGTCATTTCTCGTTCAGCGTCGAGTTGTTTTAGTGCTTCGGTGTAATCCTTGAAAACATCTTCTCTTCGCCGGACATTATCCAGGTAGTATCGGGCTATAATCAGTGCTGTTCGCCGACGATTGCTCGTAATTAGCACCTTTCCCGCTTTCCCTGACTGCTCAATGTATGAGTCTATGAGAGCGTTTGCATCCTCGATTGCCATTCGCATCTTGGCAACATTCACCGAGTTTGCGCTCGCGTCGTCAATGTTTGTAAGTTGTATGGCTTCCTTGAGTCCGTACGCGATAATGAAGTCGTCGGGCGACGCACTTCGTGGGTCGGACCTGTTTGGCGTTAAAACACCTGAGCGATCTTGATGCGGATAGCCGTAACCGCCAATAGTCTGCCCAAGGTTGGAACCCTTGCGAGAGCTTTCCGTTTGTTCGCTCGGTGTGAGCGTGTTTCGGACCGAAACTCGGTAAAAGCCTCGTACTGCGTTTCTTTTCTTTACAACATCACTAGCTGTGGAGGGAACTGGCCCCCTCATGCAAGAGGCTAAGGCGACGGGAGGCTCGTAGGAAACAAATACCTCGTCCCACGCAGACAAGCAGCTGTCTAGCCCAAGGGATACCATTGTGTCCGAGGAGTACACGAATGTCTCTACTCCGTACTGACCGTAGTTCACAGTGAAGGAGCTTATGGGAACACTGACCCGAGTGTCAAGTGGGCTATCGAAGTACAGAACAACTGTACTCGGCGCTGAAAGTATGGCCTCCTTTATCTGCGGAACTGACATTCGGCTCTTCCCTTGTACAAGGTTTTACCCTGCTGCCCAAGAAAAGCAGGAGCCCCACGAAAGCTACCTCACATCAGTTTGTCCCTACCCATTGACATTTTGTAAGGTTTGCTGCCATGCCTTGTATCTCCCCCCTCTAAGCGTATACTATTTCCGGACCGTGTCGCCGACCAATGGGTGCCACTTTCGTCCTCAAATTTGAACCTTTCCCCCTCCTTTAACTTTCCAAGGGCAGTTTGGTGCTCGGGGTGTAGAACAGCCTTGAACTCAGACCCCTTACTGACCACTACCCTGTTACCCTGCTTTCTTACGGAAGTATCCGGACCTTTGGCTGCGAGTCTTTTGAGAGTGGCTTGGGCAGCCATGTCTCTTTCTACCTTGGTTCGCCTGGCGGGAGAAGTCGCCTTTACCGGTTTAGCTTCTTCAGTTCCTTTTCTGCACTGCCCCGCCGTTCCGTACGCTTCACCGGACGGTTTTACGCAGCGTGTGAATTCGTACGAATTAATCAGGGTATTTACAGCCTCTTCAATGAATGGGTATTTGTTCCCGTAATTTTCAGAGAAGGAGAAACCTTCGGATGCTAACGCATCCGCTTCATTGCGGAGTTCTAAAGCCTCTCCAAGGTTACCTTTTAGTGCTTCAGAAAGGGCTTCGAGGTAACAGTGGTCGAGTTTATTCATGTCTGATGTTGTGAAAATTTCAGGGAGTGTTTTCACCCCGTCTTTTTATTTTACCCTTTGCGGACCAGGTCTAGGTAGTCAACGCAGCAGGAAATCTTTCGGATCGTTTGACACGGGAAAGAGATTCTCGGACACCCAGAACGAGTAGACATCCTTATGGACTCGTACCGAGTACCCTCGAGCTGCGGAGTACAGACAATTTGCAAGGAACTGAAAGGCCAGTCGAAGAGGCCACTCATCTCTCCAGTTGACTTCCCAACTGTCAATCGTGAGCAACTTACCGCTCACTGTGTAGTCTATTCGGGATACTATGCTCCCTCCCCTTAAACCTGGTGCGGGGTAATCGAAAGTTTGAGCAACGGACTCGTAGGGCTCCCCATCATACTTTCCTAGGACATACCGCAGCTCACTTGCCCCGTCCTGAAAGTACAAGAAGTCCTGAAAGATAAATCCCCCTTGGCGATAGACAGAAGGACGACGTACTGCCATTAGACCCTCACCAATGCATGAAAAGTTCCATTTCTCCCCACAATTACCCGGTCTCGGTACTCCTTTCCGTCCACAATGAGTCGGTCCGTGTTGGTTATCGCCTCGACTCTCAGGTCCTGTTCGCAAGTTACCGGCTCAAGAAAAGTTGTGGGTACCGCAACAAAGAATCTTTCCTGACTCAGGAAGCTTTTCCCGATGGAGAAAGAAACGTGGGCACTTACAGAGTTGGCCGCGTAAATAGAGTCATACACGCAAAGGTTCTCAACGACTCCGAGGGATTTGTAGAACACTGGCGCTAAAGGGTTTGTAGCACTCTGGCCGAACCCTGGAGAGTTGACAAAGCCTGGGTCGTAATCCTCGGTGAAAGTCATTTGAATGGGTTTGGTAAGGAGGGTAGCTTAGAGAAAACAGTTTTTATTGTTGCCGCAGGGTTCTGAAGCGTCGAGATGACAAACTTGGTTGCCCCAGGAACATAGGAAGGCAGCGACTTCTCTGCTGCTTTTTTCACAAAGTCGGTGGGGTCTGCTATGACTTTTCTAAGAACTTCTGAGAAGTTTAGAACTTTTTGTGCTTGCTGAATCGCTGTCTTCGTAAAATTCGACCCTGGGACACTCTCGACTGCAGCAAGAATTTCAGGGTTGTAGGTGGTTATGAACGACCCGGTAATATTATCGATAAACCCAGAATTTCGTGCAAAGCTAAGGGCAGTGTCTTGGCTGAACAAAGGCCCTTCCACAAACTTGAACGCTTGTATCGTGCTCATCGGGGGCGGTGCCCACGCTGCAGCAGACCCCCAAGGATTACCGGCAGGGGCAGTAGAGTACCCGGTTCGCCCCTCTTTTTTCATTTCCTGATGACTTGTAACAAAGACGTGGTCGTATGTTGCAGCCATTTGTCCAGGGCTGAGACGATTTCCAGCAGAGTCAACCTGCGATGTAACATCGTTTCCGCCTGCGTGCCCGTGCGCCAAATCTGCGTGCCTTACCCATATGTACTGTCCGTCTCTCTTCAGACAAATACACACCCAATCTGAGTTCATTGGACCATTTTCTTCAACAACAGTGCAGCCGTGGTTCTCCTTGCATGCCGGGGGCAGACCGCCAGCTTCGTATATCGGCAGCCGAGTCATTGTGCTGTTGCTCGGAATCTGTAGAGCTTGCTGAGAGCCGTCGGTTAAATTCTGAGGGTCGTACAGTACGTCTTGCAAAACTGCATAGTGGTACTCCCCGTTGCTCAGAGAAATATTCACTCTCTTTCCTTCGAGGGACTTCGGCTGCTTTCCCTTGAAAGCCGGGGAAACATCGAGCCAGTGTGACAAGTTGCTTGACTCTCCTGGCCTCGGTAGAGAAAACTCTCCAGCACCTTCGACTGACGGAATGTCCTGAGGGTTCATGGCGTCGAACAGAACCTTGACTCTCCCTAAGTCTTCAGGGTCTTCAACACTAATTATGGTCCCACGAACAGTTCCCCTGGGTGACCCGGTGTACCTCGCGTTGGCTTCGATGGCTTTCGCCATCTCGGCCTGTTGTCGAATCCATGGAATGTTTCTCAGGCTTTGGGCCATAGTTTACCGTATCTTGAGGGAAAACTTCGGAGTGTTTTTTGACGGTAGTCGCTTAGCGAGTGCGGGTGGTCGTGGCGCCACCATTGCTTCTTTTACCGGGGGCTCCTCAGAGCTTGCTTCAGGGTGGTCCTCCTGAGGGATTTCCTGGTGAGGCTCCAGGTGAGACTCGCCTAGTTCCTCGATAGGGTGTTCAGGTGAAGTTGTCACAGTGGTTGTCTCCTCGGTGTGGTCTAGGGGAACTGTTTCTGTGTCGGGAGTACTTTTTCTTCGTGTGGTCATTTCAGTGAGGTAGCTAAGAGTTTTTACCCGTCAAGTCTCAAAGTCGAAAACGCCTTCTTCTGACGCAGACAGATCGGCTGCAAATAGTGAATATCCTACTTTGTAGTGATTCGCGTCAACAGTTGACGAGGCGCCATCATCTTTGCAAGTTGGGGGGTACTTATAGATGCTCGCGTCCCACACTGGTGCTGGAACGACTTCGAGTGTTTCTTCCTTGAGATCATTGACGAGGAATCCACGTAAGTTCTCAGAGGAAGGCGAGCGTAAGTACTCCCCATCCCAGTCACCGTAAGTCTCCCCAGGTAAGGAAGTGTTTGCTGTGCGACTGTGAAGAAGGTCGTAGCTCACAAGCTCGGCCTCATCAAAGTCGTCGTAGGGAGTGTCAAAACCAGGGGCAATATCCGAATTGTCGTAGTCGTCCGACGTCCCTTGGCCGTACAAAATGTCTGAGAATAGGTAAGGTTCCGAGTACAAAAACGGCAGCAATCCCTTTTCACCGCCGTACAAAACCACTTGTTCGTACACAAGTGGCTCCGACTGTTCCGGGGGGCATGACATCTTCTCAGGGTTGAGTGACGAGCCCCAGTACCCGAAGTTCTTGCACACAAGGTTTACCTTTTGCCATGCACTATCGTTTCTTCCATACTCAGGTGGAAGGCGCACAAAGTACCGCTCCCAGTTCGAGTCACTAGGCCCGTGGTTTGTGTCGGCCCGAAGAGAGTTAGGGCTCCGAAGAAGCTCAAGTTCGCTTGGAGAGCTAATTACCTGCAAAGCTTCACTTTTCCATGGCCTTAAGAGGGTCCCGCTATCTTCCACATTCGGAGACATGTAGTGAGTGCGGCCACTGAGTACGAGGTCGGATATTTTGCAGTTGAAGCTCGATGCTAGCGAGTCAGATATGCTTATTACGGGCTCTCCCACAGAACCTGTGTAAACAAAGCGGAAAGTTTGAGATGGGGTGTCAATTTCGTACCAAAACTGAAAGTTGTCGGAGACGTGAGAAACTCCTTCAAAAACTCTAGCCCCACCACAGTAAATTACAGCGGCACCAAAGTCCCCAAAGTCTGGAATTGGCCCCTCGCTCGCACTTTCTATGTAAGCCAAGACATCGTAAAAACTTATGTACTTGTCGACATCGCTCGTATGGACAGAGACCCTTTCGTTAAACCCGTGGATACCTAGGGCATCAAAAACAAAGTTAAAGGGCAACCTTCCACCTTTGTTCGACCATACTCCGTAAAAGTTATCGATCTTTTCTCGAGTGGTCCAGTCAGAAGGGTTTGACCAAGGGGATACCCTCACTCGCAAGGTGGAACTTTCGTACGTTAGCTCCCCTTCGAGACCGAACCCGTTAGAGGAAAGATCTGAGGGAATATCAAGGTACCAGCCCTCTCTCGAAAAGTCGTAAGTCGGATTAATTGATACTGAAGAGGTGGTGAAAGTTACAGGGAGACTAAAAAAGTACCGTGCACCCGCTACAAATGTGTTAAACTTGTAAGGTATTGTCCTCGCTGTGTTGTACTTCGGGAACAGGACAAGGTCGGACCCCTGGACTTCGCAAAGGAAGGAAGCGTCAGCGGTCGAGCCAGGCTCGGGGCGAAAGAATGGGCTGGGCAGAGCGCCAGGAGCTATCACCTTGAGCTGCTTATTTTCTGAAAGGTCAGTGAAGAACTGCTCTCCCAAACCTTCGAAGGTTAGGACATAATTGGTGCCGTCTTGGGACACATCCGCCAAAAGGTACGAAAAGTCCCCTAAGTAAAAGGTCTGACCAACTTGTATCCGTGGGTCTGCCTTTATAATTACTGTGCCGTTCCAGTTGCGAACTTCGACAACTTCTGGGTGAATGTACCCGTCGTACACACCGAAGGATCCCGTCAAAAGGTTTCGCTTTTGG